ATGCTCACTGATGCGAAACTGAGGAAGTTAAAAGGCAAACCGTGTGACAAGCGTTACGAACTATCAGACGCCGCCGGCTTGTCCGTCAGAATAACACCCGCAGGTATGATCGTTTTTCAGTTTCGCTACCAGTTCAATGGGAAGCCGCGTCGAATGTCTCTCGGCCAGTATGACGAGGTTTCGCTAAAAGAAGCCCGTGAAGCCGTTGTAGAAGCCAAAAAGATTTTAGGTACCGGAAAAGACCCGATCACGGTCAGAGAAATGAAGCTGGATAAACAGCGCTCGTCACCCACAGTTGAGGCATGTATAAAAGCGTGGCTTGAAAGTGCACCCGCCAAACGCCTGGTAAAACACGATCACTGGGAACGGGCGCTAAATCGCCATGTTGTGAGCCAGGTTGGTTCTATGGTCGTTGAAGACATGGAGGTTAAGCACTGGGAGCCTGTATTTGCCAGAATGCGAGCAAACGGCGCTGAGACTTTTGCTGGTGAAATGCTGTCGCGCATTAAAACAGTATTTTCATATTGCATCCGTACCGGGCTCATACGTTTTAATCCCGTTGCTGAACTGCGTGTGATGGATGTCGGTAAGCCTGTAAAGACCGGAAAACGCGTTTTTAACGACAAAGAGATCGGCGCATTCTGGTTGGCTGTAGAAGCTTCGACCATCACTGAACAAAACAAACTGATGTTGAAATTGCTGTTGCTGACCGCGTGCCGGGGTGTAGAAATGCGGCTCGCTAAAAAGAACGAATTCGACCTCGAGGGAAAGGTCTGGTACGTGCCTGAAAGCAGTTCGAAAACGCGGGAACCCTTCGAGCGAGGATTGTCTGACGAGGCCGTAAGGTTATTAAAACAAGCGTTTGCTCTTTACCCTGATTTTCAGCAGGTCTTCCCCCCTGCGGCAAAAAAAGAAGACCGGCCAATGGCTGCGGGCGTTCTTCTTAACCTTGCCGCCCAGCTTCGTGATGATCTGGATATTCCGCACTGGTCCATCCATGACCTGCGCCGAACTGCCAAAACTAAAATGAGTGAGCTGGGTGTTCAGCCCCATGTTTCGGAAAAAGTGCTGGGCCATAAACTCGCCGGGGTACTCGCGGTTTATGACCAGCATGCATATATCAAAGAACAGCAGGATGCGGTAGAGCGCCTGGCCGCTCATATTCATTCCTGTGTTGGCTCTACCAGGCCCTGAGATTCAAAAAAACTCATCACATCACAGTAACGATATTGCTCACCACCGCGCCCCGGGTTTGTGCCGGGCGCTGGTGATGGAAAGGGCGTTCCGTTTTTCTGCCAGGCCTGGCGTTTTCTCCAGAACGTCGTGCGTGAAATGCCGCCCAGCATAGCCTGTACATTCTCACGGTTTACCAGCACTGGTGGAATAGTAACTTTATGCATTCTGCTCTCCCTATGGCCCCTGCCGGGGCCAGTAAATTCAACGTAAGTGCTTACCGCGCTTTTCTGCGCCAGCCTGGCAACTCGCACACATCCGGCAGCCTGGCATTGCCCGGCGCCGAGCCTCTTCAATCGCATCACCGCATTCATCACAGTGAGTCGCTGATACCGCGGTTCGGTTAATGCGCATACTGGCAACGGTCAGATCAATACGCGCCTGTGCCAGCTCGTTGGCGGCGTCGATAGTGTCAGGTTTCATGCTGCATTCTCCCCGGGTAGGGGTTGTAACCCATCACTTAAAGTTTTCTCCATGCGTGTTAAAACACCGCGTAACCTTTGGATTTCTTTGTCACCAGTAAGTCGGCGTGTAGCCTCCCAGAGCGTGCGGATTAACACATACATAGGCACATTTGGTTCAAGGCCCAAGGCCTTCGCCAGGTCCTGCTGCGCATCTGTAAGCCTTTCCTCAGCCTCTTCACGACGCTTGCGTCTGCGTTCAATCTCTTCCTGGCTTTCCTTGCGAACCTCTTTAAGGCGTTCATCCCTAGCCTTAATTTCCTGCTCCAGGCGTTCTTTTGACCGATGAGCACGACACACAAGATCGGCAATCTCAGCACCGTGGGTTTTCATAAGTTTTTGGTCAACAAAGTAGGTATTAATTGCGCGGCTTTTAATTTGTGTTCGTTCTACCTGCCGGGTAACACCATCCATCAACAATTTCATCCATGCATCGCGTGGTAGGTTATCTATCTGGCGCATGGTTGGTCCTTTCAGGGTTTGCCAGCCTGTTTCTTTCCGGATCATCAGGCCGCAGCCTTCCGGAATGTCGCTTTTCTTGAGTAGCCCTTCTGGTACCGCAAACACTACGCCGCCAGCGTATTTAAAGTATTTGGTGTACTTCCCGGCCGTGACGTCGGCGCGGAAGTCACTCACGCTAACCTTCACCTCATAAACCACCGGGCAAAATTTGCTGTAGCTATGGGCCATTGCATAAACGTCAGGGCGGCATGTGCCGGATGGACCAAGTTGCATATCTTCCCAGCAGATGCGGGCAGTGTTTTGGCGTAGGTGTTCAGCCAGATCGTGCGCTAATTCGTTATGCCCCCATTTCATGCTTCACGCTCCGGATCGAATTTGTCCCAGCAGTTGATTTCGATATTCCGCTGCAGGCGACGTTCCGCGACTTCTTCCACGCTGCGGCCAGTCAGTTCTGAAACAACCGGGTTACTGTGACGGGCCAGCAAAGCAAGTTCCTCAATACTCCACTCCATACATCCTCCTGTGCGGGAGGGTTTCCCCTCCCGACGTTGCTTAGCCCACGTATTCCGGTTTCATATCCAGCAGCGTTACGCTGTATTTTTCGTACAGTTCATCGCCGAGGTGACGCCTGGCCGCAGCCAATGATTTCTCAACATCAAGAAAACGGGTTTCTGCATCCGGTTCGTCTGGCTGTGGCAGGGAGTTGATCGCCGCTTCAACTTTGTTGCGGGCATCGACCAGGTAATAGCGTTTGACCGCTTTGTTTTTCAGCTCGGTGAACAATGCTGAACCCAGTACCGCTTTTTGCGATTCGATATCAGCGCGTACGGCTTTAGCGCTGTCGACATCCTCAGCAGCATCGATGCGATCACGGAAATCATCGGCCAGCGAGTCAATGGAATGTGTGGACTCTTGCGCGCTGGTAGTCGTTTCAACGTCAGAGGTGATTTCCTTCACGCTCATGCGCTGCACTGGCTCAGGATTGATGACTTTCTCTTCGCGGTAGGCAAGATCATCTGAGTCCTGAAATCCCATTACAGCCGCTGGGCAATATGCTTTAGCCCAATATTTTGTAGCGAGATAAAGGATCTGTTGTTTTGGGTTAGTAACCCACAATGGAGAGTTTCTGATTGCGACGCTTGAGAGATAAACTTTCTCACCCCATGTTATTTCGCTTTCCCCCTTAATGATGGCACCAGCGCGAATGAAGAGACCGATCTCATCTTCATCGTTCCAGTCGCGAACGCGTACGGTGGCTTCATAACTCCCTTTGCTACCGGTTTTTTTGACGACTGTGTCTTTGCTGCGCAGGCATTTTTCCCAGTCACCTCCGTATTCATAATGGAAACGCCCACGGATAGCACCGGAACTACTCAAAATGGCGCTGATAAGCTGAGCCTCATAACCAAGTTTCCCACCTACAAAAAATGTCTTTTGGGCAACAGCGTAAGGATTCATCCCCCATTGCATGGCCTGCATTACAATCGCCATGCAATCCGCTGGCTTTCCAGCAAGGTGGTCAGGAATGGCGATGGTTGCATCTGCCATGAGGTTGGCAAAGGCCGTCAGTTGCCCCAAAGCCTGCACGTTGAAAATAGAATTGCTGGCAGAAATAGTGTTCGGCGCCTGCTGCTCAGCAGTAATAATGTTTGTGTTTTCCATCGTTATTTCCCCCTCAAGCCTGTTCGCGCAACGCTTCAAGGCGGCGCATATCGAAGTCGTTCAGTTCGTCGGCGTAATCGTCGACAATCGGTGCTGGCCATTCGCCAGTGTCGAAAGCGTTGGCAATAGCTCGCATGGTTGTCTGGTATTCCAGCGCGCCCAGCTCGAGCAATTTGGGGCTGGCTTCAACGATTGCGATCCAGTGATAGCCCTCATCCTTGTTGACGAAAATCCAGAAGAACTGGTCAAGCGATGCCGTATTCATGTACATCGCCGCGCTCAGGTGGTAATCGCGATCGATAATTTCCCGGTGTAGCTTCGCTTTCAGGCCTGGCTGCTTCACGTTAAACATGCTGATGGTTTTCAGGTCAAATCCGATGCGGACGCCGTTCATATCGATTTCAAGATCGGGGCGAACGCGGATTTCCAGCCCGGTCTCATCGTCAAACCCGAAGTAACTCACTTCTACGGCGCGGCTGGGGTGCGTCAGGAATTTTCCAGCGGTAGGGTGAGCAAGCAGCGCTGACTGAATCGCCGTTGCGGTCGCAAGTTGCGCACGGGTAACCAGGATTTTGTCATCAGGGTTTGCGCGCCAGGCGTCCAGCAGTTCGTCAGCAAACACTGCATCGGGTTTCACGCTTTTAACGACCTGGATCATTTCTGCTTTGGTACCAGAGACTTTCAGCGGCGCGGGCTTCTGCGCTTCCTGTGCAACAAGGTCAGGATTGATTAAGGCCAGTTGCTCGAGCAGGGCATCACGGCTGCCGCTGGTTTTCACCTGAGCGGGCAGGGTGGCGTTGTATTCTTTGATGCAGGCTTTCATGGCCGCTGCGGTTTGCTTCTGACCATCTTCAATACGCTGGAACTCTGCGGGCAGTGACATATAGCTTTGCCCGGTTTCGTCGGCAGATGCACCAAGTGGTAGCTGTGCGGGCAGGGTGGCGTTGTGTTCCTCGATGAATCGCTTGATGTCGTCTGCACTGAGTTGCACCGGCAGGCCGAGATTGTATTCATCGATAAAGGTGCGAAGCGTTGCTGTGGTGGTGAAGGCACCTTCCGGTATGACCGGCTCGATGCTGAATTCAGCTTCCAGATTATCTGGCTGGAGTGCCAGCGCATGCACCAGGTTCCCCATATCCAGGACTTTGGACTGTTCGCGGGCAATGGTTTTGGCAACGTGCCGCGCATTGAAGTACATCAGCGAAACGCGCGCGTCTTTAACCTGCGTGCTGCTGATACCGTTCGCTGCGTGGTAAACGTTGTTCGGCAGACCTTCATAGCGGCCCGGTTCGAAGTAAGCCGGGTACTCTGGTGCGGGTTCGGCAACGGCATCCTTAATCTCTTCGGCCTGATCGAATTTCGCCATCGCAGATGTCAGCACTTCGCCGACCGGAACCAGAATCTCTTTGGCCGTCAGGGGAGCTGTTTGTGTACCAGACTCATCAACGCTCTGGCCTGCTGATACCGCGCTACCAACTTCGCTTTCGACCTGGACAGTCGTTTCCATCTGCACATTGTCGGCAGCCTCTTTGGTTGTACTGGTGGTGGATTGCTGACCTGTCAGGCCATCAATGGAGAACATACCGCCGCCGAGATTAGCGACTTCCGGTTGTGCTGGTTTTATGTCGACAGGGTTAGCCGCTGCTGCCAGTTTCCCCACAACAGAAAATTCAGTTGAGAGCTTATCCAGGCTTTCGACGGGTTCAGTACCCTGAATCACTCCTGCAACCACAGCAGCGCTATCAAACTGGCGGGCAGCAGCTAGGGTTTCGGCAGTTGGCTTAGCGTGATCGGTTTCGGTCAGATTCGAGCTTATCCATGCATGCAGCGATGCAGAATTCATGTACAGATGAGGTTCAGCGGAGCGAACTATGGCAAAAATTGCTGCGCGTGAATAATCGAGAACGCCAGGCGTTTTGCGCAGGACGGCCGACCACTCTTTAAATGGGCTGTCTTTGCAGGTGACAATTTCTTTTGCGCGACGATAGATACCGCCGGGGATGTTATAGATATCAAAATCCATCGGCAGCGTTGCGGCCGCAATTTCGATATCCAGCGTGTCCAGTGTGTGCTCGTAGTCGGCGCTGCGATCAGTGGTATTGCCGCCACCCGCGTTCGTGCCGGTATCGGTGCGCTGAATGGAAGTGATGCGTTTTCCGCTGGCCCACTCTTTAACGAGCAGACCACGATCGATATGCGGGGTTTCAACCCACGCCTGGGCGAAGGCGATCACCGCGTTCAGTTCGTGGCGTTTATCCTGTGCAAATACCGTCTTAATGGCCTGGGTGTATTTCCAGACATCATGAGTAGAAAGGCTTTTGAAACCGGTCGCCTTATCTGCCGCCCACAGCATGTTCTGGACGTAGCTGTTATCAGTATCCATTTCAAGGTCGGCGATTTTTTTGCGCTGTTCTGGCGTAGCGTGGTGAGTGGATTCCTCGCTAATAAACTGGGAAATGATCAGAGAACGCTGAGACATCTGTGCGACAGGCCATTGCATGGCTTCTTCGACTTTTGGAGAAATCTGGCCGTTGGTGCGGGTGGTTATTTCCTCTTTCACTTCCGGCTCGGCTTTCACTGGCGCGCTAACGACGATTTTCTGCCAGGTGCGTCCGTCTTCACCCAGTCCGTAGCGATCACACCAAGTAAAATCGATAACTTCTTCTTCCGGTAAATCATCGAAAACAGGAAAATTGGTAAAGATCGGCAACTGGTAATCGCAGCCACGACCAGTTTCAATGCCAGCGTCTTCAATAATGACCTGCACCTGCAGTTTGGCGCGGGCTTCTGTTTTAGCGGAGAACCAGAAAACGCCGTTAGGCTTCCCTGACTTCTGGCTGGCTTTGAGTAAGGTGAAAAATTCCATACAGACCTCATTTTTGGGTGATAGAATCCCCGGCGCTGAATAAGCCGCCTGCGGTTTATTGGTGTTAAACATTCCGGTGTGCTTTGGTCGGTGTCACCGGACGTACAGCCCGCTTCGGCGGGTTTTACGATTCGTGCGCCATCTGGTCATGCTCGGCGCATTGCTTTGAGCAATAGTCGTTTTCTTTGCGCGCCAGTTGGGCGCCGTGAACGTAGACGATGGTTGCTTTGATAGCAGCATCATTCGTCAGCGGTTTTCCGCAATAGGCGCATTTGATGTGGGAGTTGTGTTTCCCCTGGATCATCGGATCCCCTTTCCCGTTAAGCAGAATCTCTACCAGGCAATCACTGATGCGCGTTGTTTCGCGCAGTGTGCGCAGATAGACATTGCGACCGCGAACTGCCGAAACATTCCAGGTGCGGCCCTGGTGCATGGCCAGCATGCCGGGTGCCACACACTGGCGGATGATATGCATCGTGCCGTAGTGTTGGTTAATCATGACGATTCCCCTATCCCCAAAGATTTGCGGATTTCCTGAGCACGTTGTTCGCTACCAGCTTCGAATGCCTGGTTATAGATAAAGCCAAACAACGCCTGGAGAGATTCCCAGTCATCACGGGGCAGCTTTGTATCAAGTCGGCAAACTAGTTTGCCTGATGATTCCAGGGTGAAAGCAGTATCAACTGCCTTTAGGTTGTACTTGCGATTTATTAATGCCATCTCATCTCCCCCCAGTCTTTCCCGGTGTCAGAACGTTGAACCTGTGCGCTAATTGGTGGGCTTCGCTGGCGGTGCCAGGCGCTTGTCTTCTGGTTGTCCCTGTGGACTGCAATTCACCACCGCGAAGCCCGCTGTTTGGATGGATTAAATTTAAGACTTCTTAAATTATTGGTCAATAGTTATTTTGAAGAAAACTTAAATTATCATCTGAGGGCAAAAAAAATGAAGCAATTACGCTTCATTTGTGAAGAAGGGAAGGCTATGGAAGGTTTGCGATTCTTGCGTCAACAACCACACCGATGATTTTGCAGTTGCCGTTAATTTCAGTCATTGGGTATTGTGGATTAAGCGGTTTGAGAAAACGTCTTCCTGAGTCAATAACCAGTTTTTTGAATGTTGCTTCATTATCCTGATCAAGCTTAGCTACCACGAGCTTCCCGTTTCTTGGCTCAACTTCCGGATCAACTAAAATCACCATTCCCTCAGGAATGCTTAGACCTGCTGGGGCCGTCATTGAGTCGCCCTTTACGTCAAGCCAGAAAGAGTCCTCAGAGCATTCGACCGTGGTTTCATACCAGTTATCGATGGCTCTTCGATGATAGGGTTCTACAGCTTCCATCCATTGCCCCGCACTAACCCAGCTAATCAAAGGGTAGCTCCCTTTCGGCTCATGCAGCCCGTGATAGGCGACGTTTGAAACGCTTGTATTGCCATTAAGTAAATAGTCAGGCGAACACTGGAGGGCTTTAGCTAAGGCCAACAGGTTATCTCCCCTGGGTTCAGTCTCTCCACGCTCCCACTGCGATATTGCAGCATTCGAAACGCCGACCATTTTACCAAGGGCAATCTGCCTAATCTTTAACTCTTTGCGTCGCGCACGTATGCGCTCGCTCATCATTTTCATTGTCATAGTTAAGATATCTTAAATGCTCTTGACTTAAGAATCCTTTAGTTGATAATTTAAGAATTCTTTAATTAATCGGAGCCACACATGTTGAAAAAAGACGTTGTTCAGCACTTTGGCAGCCAGCGCGCAATCGCAAAGGCGCTTGGGCTGAGCGAATCAGCGGTTTCTCAGTGGAGAGACATCATTCCTGAGAAAGACGCTTTCAAGATCGAAAAAATGACATCCGGTGTTTTAAGGCGTGAGCCTGAGCTTTATCACCGCACCGCATAACTAGGCCGCTGTTATACAGCCCAACATCATGAGGAAGTATCACCAATGGAGAACTCAATATCACGCAAGTTAGAACCGCCAGTAGTCAGGCCAATTGAGATGGAGAGGTTGATTCTCAATCGCCTTGCGCTGGTAGGGCAAAGGCCTGTTGCAGAAGCAAGCGGCATGGATGAATCCACCATCAGCAGATGGAAAGGGAAGGGAGGGCATATTGAGCAGTTTTGCCGCTTCCTGAATGCCCTGGGTATTCAGCTTGCACCACCTGAAGCTGTTCTTGTGCGCCGGGATTATCTCTTTTCGATGGAAACCCTGGCCGAAATCGGAATGAAGGCAGAACGCGTAAGGCCTGAACCGCTGGGGTGGGACTGATGAACCACATCGAGTTTATCGAAAAACACGTCCGCGCCGAGCTTATCAAGCTGGGGTTTACGGTTTCGGTGGCTCAGGGGGGGGCATACCAGGCTGTGGATTTGTACCGGCGTATGAGCCAGGCCAGCCAGAAAGGAAAAATCTTCGATGATGTTTTACGACACGCCCGCTTGTGGGCAGAGAAACAGACCAGTACAGCCGAACGGCGCGAAGCAAAACGCACAGTTAAAAAGGGCGGCAGACAGGCTGGTTTGTTCTGAAAGTGTGAAGACCGGACTGCTCGAACAGTACCGGCCTTCGGTGCAAAAACGGAGATGTATTTGCGAGGCCATTATGACAAACAGTAATTCAAAACACCAGGCGCGGGAGTCATAGCTATGTCGAACGTCGCCTATGCAAATTTCGCGGCGCATTCCGCCGCCAGGAGCAACCGGATGGAGAACCAGAAAACCGGATTCATCCCGTTGTACCGGAGCGTGCTTAAGCAGCCATGGTCGAAAGATGTTTTCCTGCGCACCTTGTGGGACAACCTTTTGCTCAGCGCTGCCCGGCAGCCGTACACAGCGAACTTCAAAGGGCGCCAGTGGCCGCTGCAGACCGGACAACTGGTAACCACCTCAGCCGATTTGGGGCTGAATTTATGCGACAGAGAGGGTAAGCCATGCAGCCGCCACGCTGTCGACAGAATGCTGGACGTTTTCGAGCGGGAAGGGATGATTTCCCGGTCAGGAGAGAAGCGAAAAGGCAGTGTGATAACCATCACAAATTATGCTGAATATGCTCAAAAAATGGACGATTTACCCGCGCATTATCCCGCGCAAATCACCGAGCTTAAGCCCGCGCATAACGATGCCAGTAACGGCGCGGCTTCGGAAGGTGATGCCGCGCATTCAGGCGAGCATAGCGGCGAGCGTTTCCCCGAGAATCATGAACAACAAGGTAATAACAACAATAAAAACATTAAAAGATCTTCGTCGAAGAATTCTCGCGAATCCTCCGACGACGCTACAGAAAAATTTCTTTCCCGACATCCCGAAGCGGCAGGGGGGATTTACACGCCAGCAGGTAAATCCTGGGGAACTGCCGAAGACTTGTTGGCTGCCCGCTGGATTTACGATCGGCTGCTGGTGGTTAACGCCAGCCTCTCTGAGCCCAGGTGGGTTGAATGGGCTAACACCATCCGCCTGATGCGCCTGCAGGACAATCGCACCCACTACGAAATCTGCGAGTTGTTCAAATGGGCCAACAAGGACGATTTCTGGAAGAGCAATATCCTCAGCCCCTCAAGCCTGCGCAAGCAATGGGAGCAGTTAACTACCCAGCGCCTTAGCCGCCATAACCGCGCCGGACAGACACAGGCACAGCCTGTCGACTTCAACAACACCGACTGGATTAACGAGGTGCTCGATGAAAAGTCTTTCTGAACAGCTTCAAAACTTCGATCGCGAAAACTTCCGCCGTGTAGCTCATAACCTTCCGGAAATGAAGGACGCTCGCGAACCGGTTCGTGAAGCTCAGCAGGTAGCCGAGGTCTTCAACGGTTTGTTTGCTCAACTGCGCGCTGCATTCCCGGCTGCGATTGCCAATTTTCGCTCCCAGGAGGAACTGAACGAGTTCCGCCGTCAGTGGCTGCTGGCATTCCGGGAGAATGGCATCACCACCCTGGAGCAGGTTGCCGCAGGTATGCGCGTAGCACGCCAGCAGGCAAAGCCGTTCCTGCCATCGCCGGGGCAGTTTATCGCCTGGTGCCGCGCCGAAGAGAGCGCAGCCATCGGCCTGCCGGATGCTGCAGAGCTGGTCGACATGGTTTATCAGTACAGCCGCACACGCGGGCAGTACCCGGACGCTGAATCCTATCCATGGCCGAATCACGCAACCTACTGGATGGTCACCACGCTGTACCAGGTGATGCGCTCCGTTGGTTTGAGTGATGCTGAACTGCGGCGCCGCGCAGGTGAAGAACTGGCGAAAATGGTCAGGCGTATTCGCAATGGTGAGCAAATTCCGGCACCTGTGGCGCGTCTTCCTGTACTGGGTACCAAGCCTCTGACGCGCGAGCAGAACATGTCGAAGGTGCAGGAAATTCGGGCAAAGTTCGGTTTCAAAGAGGGCAGGGCATGATGGACGAAATCAGCGTAGAAATACTTAAGCGCATTCCGGCGTTCGGGCCAGTGAACACTGCGCAACTGGTGCAGAAAATTGGCTGCCCGAAACGCAAAGTGCTCGATGGACTGGCAAACCTGCGCGCAGCCGTCCGTATATTTACGAAAATCCCGGTAGGGCACTTTTCCAGTGAATCCGCTTACCAGACCTGGCTGGCAAATGGTGGCAAAGAGTACCTGGCTTGCCGTGGTCGGGCTGCTGCTGCCCGCAGCAATTCTTCGAAATGCAGACGCAATAACACCATCCCCAGCAGAATAATCACCGTGCTCCGCAATCACGGTAGCCTTCGTGCAGTGGAAATTGCCCGCATCCTGGACATTCCCTACAACACGCTTTCCGGACAGCTAAGCACCATGGTTACACGTGGGCAGGTCATCAGAATTGGAAGTATGGGGAAGTCACTTTACAGCCTGGCGCCAGGCGTCGAATTACCGCAGAAATCAGCAACCGCAGGGAATGGCATCTTTGCAGAATGTCGCAGCAGTGCCGCTATGCAGCGCGTTCTGTCAGTTTACGGGGTGAGAGTATGAATATTCAGCAACTGCTTGATGCAGCAGAACCCGCATCCCGCTATGTGCCGGCGGCAACAGCAGAACTGATTAACGGGCTGGCTAATGCTGTTCGCCAGCTAACTGAACAGCGCGACGTGCTGGTGGTGGATAACCGGAATCTTCGTGACGTGTTACGTCAATTAATCACTGGTCGTCCTGGTGGTGTGTATTTCAATAAATGGGAACCGCTAATTTTTAAAGCCCTTAATGAAACCCCCGTCGTCGCCGCAGCGTTCTCATCCCTGAGAGCAGAAGGGGTGGATATGTTCGCAGCGGAAATGTCGGCTCAGCATACAAAATTACAGTCTGGAGGTTATTTCGACAGGCAGGTTTTGATTTACGCGAAAGTGTCAGACATGGCGGAATCATTCGCCCGCCAGCTTCGCGAGAGCAAGGGAGCGCAGTCATGAGGGACAAACAAATCATGTTCGTTAAATGTATCAAAGATACCGAAGGGTGGTGGACAGAAGGAGAAATGTACCCAGCACGAATGGAATCCGGCGGATTTATTGTTGTTGGCGATGATGACGAGCCAAACGGGGAAGGATGGAGCGCGTCTCCAGTAGAGTATCGGGATGATGGTTCGATCCTTTACCAGCTTGGTGGCTTGGACGGTGAAGTTATTTTCGAGGAGCGTGTCGCATGAGTGACGCATTACTCGAGTATGCCTACCGCCGGATCGTTGAACTGGAAAAACTGCTGCTGGTCGATGCAACCGAAACGGTCTGGCCTGCCGAGGTCAGACTGGTCTATTCGCAAATTGAACGCGCCGGCGAACTACCGGCGCATCACCAGAACCGTTTACGCCATCACATCAATCGCATGTGGTTGGAACAAATGCCCGTACCGTCAATCGTGGACGCCGCAAAATCGCTGGCCATCATCCTGGAGAAATACGCGTGAGAGAAATCATCGTTGATAATTTTGCTGGTGGCGGTGGAGCATCTACCGGGATTGAAATGGCAATTGGCCGCAGCGTGGATATCGCTATCAATCACGACGAGAATGCCGTGGCGATGCACACCACAAACCACCCCGGCACATTGCACTATTGCGAGAGCGTTTTTGACGTAAATCCCCCGGTTGTTACCGCAGGTATGCCAGTGGGTCTGGCATGGTTTAGCCCGGATTGCCGCCATTTCTCCAAAGCGAAAGGCGGTACCCCGGTAGAAAAAGCGATTCGCGGCTTAGCCTGGATTGTGGTTCGGTGGGCACTGACGGTGCGCCCCCGCGTCATGATGCTGGAAAACGTTGAGGAGTTCCGCACCTGGGGACCACTGCTGGCGGCGGAAATGCGTCCAGACCCGGAGCGCGTAGGTGAGACGTTTAATGCGTTTGTCTGCATGCTGTCCAATGGCATAAGTGTTGATCACCCGGCACTGGCCGAGTGCTGCGAGTTTCTGAACATTGAGCCTGGCAGCAAACAGGCGCAGCGGCTGGTTGCCGGGCTGGGTTATGCGGTCGAACATCGAGAGTTGCGCGCGTGTGATTACGGAGCACCGACGATTCGCAAACGCTTTTTCATGGTGATGCGCTGCGACGGCGCCGCAATCCACTGGCCCGAGCCAACCCACGGGGATCCCAAAACAGCCCAGGTTAAATCGGGAGCGCTGAGACCGTGGCGAACGGCGGCGGAATGCATTGACTGGTCAATCCCATGCCCGTCAATTTTCGACCGCAAAAAGCCTCTGGCAGCCAATACAATGCGCCGTATCGCGAGAGGCATCGAGCGTTTCGTGGTGAACAGCGCAACGCCGTTTATCGTGAAATGCAATCACACCACAACGCGTGGTACGTATGACTGTTTCCGTGGGCAGCCGCTGGATGAACCGGTTCAGACGATAACTAAGAAGCACGGCTTCGCGCTGGCCGTTCCGCACCTGACGAAATTTCGCACCGGAGCAACCGGGCAGGAGGTAACCGAACCGGTACCGACGGTGACAGCCGGTACATCAAAGCGCCCTGGCGGGAACGGTCACGCACTGGGTATTGTCGAAGCGGCTATTTCACCGTTTATCGCCCGGCAGTTCGGCGGCAGTATAGGTCACTGCGTAGACGAGCCAAGCGCCACTGTAACCGCTGGTGGCGGTGGTAAATCGCAGTTGGTATCAACGACGCTGATTCAGATGGGTTACGGCGAACGGGTAGGACAGGCACCGCGTATTCTCCAGATTGAGAAACCACTGGGTACTGTCACCGCCGGGGGCAATAAATTTGCGCTGGTGGCGGCGAATCTGGTCAAACACTTTGGGGGCAACTACTCAGGAGCTGGCATCGGGTTGGACGAGCCCACGCACACGGTCACCACCACTGACCACCATGCGCTGGTTACTGCAAACCTCATGGTAAACAACACCGGGCACGCAGGCGGGGAAGTTGACGCGCCCGGCCATACGATTACAACGGGTAATCACCATGCGCTGGTTACATCGAGCATCGTCAAAATGCGTGGCACGAATATCGGTCAGCCAACCGACACACCGTTGCAGACCGTAACGGCGGGTGGTCTGCACTTTGGAGAGGTGAGGACTATGCTGGCTGAAAACGAGTATGACGAACACCGGGCGGACCAGGTGGCGGCATTCCTGCATGAGTATGGCATCAGCGAGTTTGTAACTATCAAAGACGTGGTTTACCGGATTGTGGATATCGGAATGCGCATGCTCCAGCCGCGCGAACTATATGCTGCACAAGGCTTCCCGGAGTGGTACATCATCGACCAGGATTATCGCGGCGTGAAGTATGCGAAAGACAAGCAAGTTGCGAGGTGTGGCAACGCGGTACCACCTCCGTTCGCTGAGGCGCTGGTAAGAGCCAACCTTCCTGCGATGTGTTCTGCTAAAGAAATCGCAGCCTGATATACTTCCCTCAAAATAAGGGAGTCTTTTATGAGTGATAACAAACACAAACCTTGTGTATTGATTGATTCAAACGCTTGGAATTTTTTGCACGCCAGTGGTATAGATCTAAGCTCTTCTTTATTCGATAGGTTTGAATTTGCAATAACCATCGAGATTCTAAGAGAGATGGAGGCAATTTCCACAAAAGATGGTAAAGCAGATCTATATAAATACTTTCACCTACAGATAGAGGGTTGGGGGGGCGAAAGGATTTATTCTGGTTTTTTTGAAAGTCAGTTTGGTGAAGATGAACAGAGAAGTGGTGGATTTGGTTTTAGCGGGTTTGCATCAGATCAAGAGTGTGAGTTTCTTGAAAAGAATGTTCATAGAATTAAGCCAAGCCGACGCGGAATTTATTATGGAAATGAAGCTGACTTACTTATTGCCTCAAGGGCTGGCGGTAATTGTTATATTTTAACAGAAGATAATAACAAATCAGGTCCATTTAAAGGAATTAAAAACATTATTAAGGTTTCTCAGTCAACACCCTTGAGCGAAACTGATTTTTTAAATTTACTCGACTCATTAATAAAATAGGTATTGACAATCAATAATTGTAGTTACTTATCTTTCGCTTCGTTGATTTCCCATCCCGGCCCGTCCATAATACCAGTGTCAGCCTGAACAACTGACGACCTGTGCGCATTTGAGGGGACTTAAATGCGCGAACAATCTGAACATGCCTCTTTGCCGTCAGTGTCATTCGATGCTGAGGGTATTCTGCATTCTGCGTTTAGCCTCTTCGGAGGTGAAGCGTGAACTTTCCTCAAGACGGCATCAAACTCCACCGCGGCAATTTTGTCGCCGTTGGTCAGCAACTCCAGCCGTACCTTAACGATGGTCAGTGCTATCGCCTCCATATAAAGCCCTGGCGCGAGAAGCGCAGCATTTCGCAGAACAGCCTCAGCCACATGTGGTACTCCGAAATCAGCGAGTATCTCATCAAATCCGGGCGTACTGACGCGACACCGGAATGGGTTAAACGCAATCTCAAGAAAACCTATCTCGGCTGTTCAGAGGTCACCTACACCGACTTCATTACCGGCGAGAAAACTACTCACTGGGAGCCGCGGCATACCTCCGGCCTTGATACCGGGGAAATGCATGATTTTCTTTGCAAAATCGAAGCCTGGTGCGCGCAATTTGGCCTGGCTCTGACGATTCCACAGAACTGTGAATTTCAGCAATTACGCGATAAGCAGGAGGCGTAATGACTGACTTATGCAAAGCAGCTCGCGGACGTGAATGTCAGGTGCGTATATCAGGTGTTTGTAACGGCAACGATGAAACCAGCGTTCTGGCGCATATACGACTCGCCGGCTTATGCGGCACAGGAATCAAACCACCCGACCTCATTGCAACTATCGCATGCTCAGCCTGCCACGACGAAATCGATCGCCGCACCCGGCTGGTCGATGCCGAATATGCGCATGTCTGCGCACTGGAGGGGATGGCCCGCACGCAGGTTATCTGGCTGAAAGAGGGTAAGGTGAAAGCGTGAACATCGACCATTACATACGGTACCAGTTTGAAAGCGTAGCGCGGGCAAAACTGCCCGCCATAAAGTGCCACAGCAAGCCAGTTAAACAGACCACACAGCAAAAACAACAGACGGAGTGTGCAGCATGAACCTCGAATCCTTGCCGAAATTCTATTCGCCAAAATCACCGAAGCTCAATGATGAAACTCCGGCGACAAGCAATGATGCTCTATCAATAACCGATGTCATGGCCGCTCAGGGAATGGTGCAGTCAAAAGCCCCCCTGGGTTTCTCGTTGTTCCTGGCTAAGGTTGGAATTAGCGATCCACAGATAGCTATAGAGGGATTGATGCGTTACGCGCAATCTCTTAGAAATCCCGTACTGATGAAACTCAGCGATAAAGCACGCACCGAAATATTGGCTGTTCTGGTGCAATTGGCATATGCCGACTATTCCCGGTCTGCGGCGAGTAAATCAATCTGTCCTCACTGTGATGGAAAGGGGATCCTCCGCACCAAAAAGGATGTTGTTAAGCATCCGGGAGTTAAGGGCGTCGGGCCAAAAATTAAAAATGAACAGGTTGAGGACATCTGTACGCAATGTGATGGAAAGGGCGTTATCAGTACCGCCTGTCGCGGATGCAAAGGGAAGGGGACTGTCCTCGATGAGAAGCGCACAAAGCTGATCGGTGTCCCGGTCATGAAGGTTTGCGGTCGCTGCAATGGAAACCGGTTCAGCCGTGTGCCTACCAGCCTGGCGCGTGTCATTGTGGAAAAGATAGTTCCTGACCTTACGCAGTATCAATGGTACAGCGGATATGCAGAGGTGATAGATAAGCTGGTAATGAAATGCTGGCAGGAAGAAGCATACGCTGAGGCACAATTACGGAAGGTTACACGTTAGCGCCATTTTTGCGAATTTTACCGACACGATGCTTGCAATATTCAAAATAAGTGGTTAGGATTCTTCTAACGATGGGATTTTCTACCTGTTCGTAAGCAACAAATTCAGAGCCTCGCATATCGCGGGGCTTTTTCGTATTAATGCACTTGCGCCTGGGCCGCTATCTTTGTTCGCCGGACCATTCCTTCTACTGGTTTGGTTGTGATTTCTCCAGCGGCCTAAGCCCAATTGTTGACGCTATATTAATGAAAAGTTACATTGTATGAGTGGTGAATCCCCTTTTGCGGTGGGGCATTACTGGTAGTCTTTGAGTTTATATGCATGCGGAACGTTGCAGCCAGTCAGCGTTTCACCGGGAGGCACCCGGCACCACATGATAGAAGTCTTTTCCTGATATTTTGTAGCCTGTTCGTCCGAGCAGGCTTTTTTTATTCTATTCGGAAGGATGTGCAGAAACCGCACCGCAGCACTCTGGATGAAAAAGCTTTAGCGAAATTTCTTTATCACTTTTTCCAGTGCTGCTTCATAGAGTCGAATTTCTTCGACTGAATCGCTGGTTTTATAAATGAGATTGTACTTTTGAGTAAGATGTTCAATTAGCATACTTCTGCTGATTGGTAATGTTGAGCCTGATTGAAGGATCTCAAAGAAAGCTCTGCCGATGATGCTGTCTTCATTTTCCATTAATTATCCGACAGAAGAAAAAATTTAGCATGAAGTATCTCTTAATAATTGAAAGAATCAATACGACTTAACGACTAATTCCTCATACTACTGAGTAGTTTTTGCTCATTTTCATGTCCCGAACAATCGACCTTCATTGTTTCGTGTGAATCGCAGTCCGAGGGTCTGATCTTCCCTTTCTCACATCGCACAGCACTTACCAAAGCGAAGGTGGGGTATGTATCGAATGAACAAAATCACAACTGGTGTGAGCTACGGGCTTTACCAGAGTGAACCGGGGATTTATATGCAGGATTAGTTGTCCCCATCGAGAATGTGAGACCAAAGGTTGACGTGACGAGAAGGGATTATTTACATTACGTGCGTGGTGAATCCCCCTGTGCGGCGGGGCATTACTGGTGAGTTTATATATGCATACACATGCGAAACGTTGTGACCAGTTGACGTTTCACCGGGAGGCACCCGGCACCACATATAAAAATAAGTTGTGCGAAAAGTCGCTTGAGCCTGTACTTCTCCGTGCAGGCTTTTTTTTCAAAGATTCTGCTTTCGGGTAAAAATGTAAGTGCCTTCTTTATCTGAATCCGTTACTAAATTTTCACTTTGGCTGATTACCAGCCTTAGCGCGCTGGTAAGTTCTTCAAAATCGCTCTCATCCCAACAACCAGCGCAATTAAGAGCTACAGTGTCCGTATCTTGTGTATCAGTCCAGATTTCGTAATCCACCTTAAGGCTTTTTAAAAGATACTCTTTTCTTTGAATCACGCCTTTAGGGAAAACAAAAATCACATCCGCCATGACTACCTCCAGTAACATTACGGGTGATTATCGGCGTTTTGTCCATAAACTTTAGTGTAATTAATGAGTTGGATTCCAGCCTCATATGGACACAATAAGATTTATACGTAGTGAATCGGATTTCATTGCATCCATTATCATTTGTGTTCGCTACCTTCCAGCCAGACATAATTAACCTGAAAATCCCATCAAACACACGGCACTTCCCAAACGCGGAGGTGGAGCATGCTACGAATGGACAAACTGACAACCGGCATTTCGTACGGTGCTTCCGGCGGAAGTGCCGCCTACTGGTTTAAACAACTTCTTGATGGTTACACCCCTGAGCAGTGGGCTGCGATTGGTGTAATTGGCAGTCTTTTTTTTGGCTTGCTGACGTATCTGACAAGCCTGTATTTCAAAATTAAAGAGGATCGGCGCAAAGCCGCCAGGGGTGAGTGATGGGGCAAAAAGCAAAGCTTAGTGCAGCAATGCTTGCACTCATCGCTGCAGGTGCATCAGCGCCGGTACTGTTTGATCAGTTCATCAGCGAAAAAGAAGGTAACGCGCTGGTGGCCGTTGTCGATCCTGGTGGCGTCTGGTCACTGTGTCACGGCGTAACGGTTATTGACGGCAAGCCAGTTGTTAAAGGCCAGCGTGCAACGGAAGCACAGTGCAAGAAGGTAAACGCCATCGAGCGTGATAAGGCGCTTGCATGGGTAGACAGAAATATCAAAGTGCCGCTGACCGAGCCCCAAAAAGTGGGTATTGCCTCGTTCTGCCCGTACAACATTGGTCCCTCTAAGTGTTTCCCCTCGACGTTCTACCAGCGCATTAATGCTGGCGACCGTAAAGGGGCATGTGAAGCAATTCTCTGGTGGATTAAAGACGGGGGCCGCGACTGTCGGTTGACCAAAGGCCAGGCGAACGGCTGTTACGGGCAGGTTGATCGACGGGATCAGGAAAGCGCACTGACGTGCTGGGAGCTGGATAAATGACGCCAAAAGCCTGGTTGATAATCGGTGCTGAGTTACTGCTGTCGCTTCTGCTGATTTATATCCTGCTTGGTCAAATTAGCACTGAGAAAAAGCGGGCCGACGATGCCACGTCGCTGGCTAAACAGCGTCAGGAAACCATTAACGATATGACAGTACGTCAGCGTGATGTCGCCACGCTCGATGCGAAATACACCGGAGAACTGGCAGATGCTAAAAAGCAGCTTGAAGACCTGCAGCGTTGCGTTAGCACTGGTAAGTGTGGGCTGCACATCAACGCAACATGTCCAAAGAACGGAACGGCCAGCGCCCCCGGCGTGGATGATGCAACCGGCCCCCGACTTACTGACGCCGCTGAACGGGATTATTTCACCCTCAGAGAGCGAATCGAAACCATCACCAAACAACTGACGGGCCTGCAAGCGTATGTGCGTGAGCAGTGTCTGAAATAAAAAAAAGCCCCATCGTGGTAGGGCTCAATCATGCAGATCATTTTTATGGGCTTTAAGCGGGCCAGCCAGAACTGATGAGAGGAGTTACACCTCATCCTTGAGAACAGTCCTGGCGAGGCGCTCTTGCCTTATGAGTCGGACTAAGTTTTGGTAGAAACTCAATATTTAACAAGCGTAAGCGCGAGAAGAAACTAATCAGGATATTCTATTCGGATTTATCCTGGGGTTCTGGTATCCATATCGTTACAGCAGGCATTCCCAGAGTGCCTGTGATAATGTCATTTATGGCTAGGGTCGTTCCCGAACGGCGAAACCGTCGCGCCTGCCATTGATAATATGACGAGCAACTTAGTCGAGGTTGTTATGGATATGCCAAAGACATGGCACTTGCGAAAGCAGAAGTGCCATCTCGTTCAAATCATAAAAGACGGAGACGATGAGATCGTTGTATATAAGAACTGGATAAGAAGCAGTCAGCGATGGAATTACGTCGTAGAAGAAAGATGGCAAGTTGAAGTAATGATCCAGCAAGAATAAATCACAGGTCGCTAAGGCGGCCTTTTTTATTGGAAATGCGTGACTCCTTCGAAGAGGGCTGTCGATACAGCCAGAGACACCGCTGCGGGATTATCTCACCCTCAGAGTGCGAATCAAAACCATGACCAATTATCGTAAGGTCTGCAAGCGTATGTATGTGAGCAGTTCCTTTTACCAGGATAAACTGAAAGTCAATAAATTATTGATTTTATTAATTTTATTGATAAACACGAATAAAATCAAGGTGTTGATAAATTTTGCCGATTGATTTGATAAATAAAATTTGCTAATTCCTATTAATGCCATAGTCTCAATGATGGTTCTGTCAGGAAAGCCAACACCAAAGGGCAGAGCCTGTGAACCCGGCCAGATTTCCTGTCTCCTTCTGGGTGGCTCCAGGGATACAGGATGCATCTTGCCCGGCTAACACTAACCAAGGCCGCACTGAGTTTGTGCGGCCTTTTCTGATGATATTTATCAGATGCTCAATTACATGCAGTAGACCTGTAGCAAGGTATAAAATGAGAAAGGTATTGGTGTTCTTCAATGCTCAGCCAGTTGTTATGGTAGAAACCATTAAAGCTGTGACAACTATCCTGCGGAAATATCCAAATGGTGAAGAAATCCATCTCAAGATTATGCGTGTAGGGAGTTACTCGATTACAGGCGATCAAACTGAAATTTATGTTGCTTCTGACAGAGAACTCTCGTCAGAAGAGATAGTTAGTGCAGCTAACAGGCTTCTTTAGGAAATATCCAGGATGATGATTCCTGAGCTCGTTCTGGGAAGATAACCTATGATTTATAAAAGGTTATGTGAAAAAGGAGATCGTGCATGAAACACGAAGAACTGGAGCGTAAAGCTGAGGAAGAAATTTCTGCTCTTATTACTAAAAAAATTGCTGAGCTGCGCAAGAAAACAGGCAAAGAGGTTTCTGAGATCGAGTTTATACCGAATGAGACCATGTCTGGCCTTGAGGGTTATCAAGTAAAAATAAAGCTTATGTAAAGTAAAAGGGGCTGCTTAGGCGGCCTTTTTTAATGGCTTTAACAATTAAAAGAGGCGGCAAGCTAACCGCCATCATTCAAAATCATCTCCGTTACCTGGCGAGTTTCGCGAAAATCTCTGTTTGCTCATTCGCAAGATGCTCTTTTAGGTTATCTATCTCTAAAAGCTTGGAAAATTCTTGCTCCTTCTCTATCAATTGGACAAGAAATTCTTCTTTTTTCAATCCAGCTCCATTTGCTTGCATATAGGCGAGGGCGACTTCTTGTGATGTGAACTTAGGCATTACAACATCCTTATCATGGAAGGGGAAACATGGCACTCACCGACAAACAAGAAATGTTCTGTCGCGAGTACCTCATCGATTTAAACGCCACGCAGGCGGCTATTCGGGCGGGGTACAGCATCAAGACCGCAAACCGCATAGCTGCGCAGAACTTGTCAAAACTTGACATCCAAAACAGAATCGCCGAACTCAAAGCGAAGCGCAACGAAGATGTAGGTATTGATGCTGATTATGTGCTCCGGCGCTTAGTTGAAATCGACCAGATGGATGTGCTCGATATCATGACTGATGACATGAGCATTAAGCCGGTTTCTCAGTGGCCTGCATCTTGGCGCCGTTACCTCAGCGGGTTCGACTTAGCCGATATGTATGAGGGGAAAGGAGAGGACCGTGAGATGGTTGGTATCCTCAAAAAAATAAAATGGCCGGATAAGGTTAAGAATTTAGAGCTGCTCGGCAAGCACATCAAGGTGCAGGCTTTTAAAGAGCAGGTTGAACAGAAGGTCACTGCGACCCACAGCATTATGCTGGTGCCGTCATGCGACAACGTAGAAGACTGGGAAGCGGCAGCACAGAAACAGCAGGGTGAGGTATTAGGTGGATGAATTACAAAGCTGTCTGGAAACCACTCCCTGGATCGCAATCACTTTCCCTGAGTTGCCCGTGTAATGAAATCCTCTACGAGGGAACGCGCGGGCCTGGTAAAACCGCCGCGCAACTGGCCCGATTCCGTCGACTTGTTGGCCTGGGCTACGGCTCGTTCTGGCGTGGTGTCATTTTCGATACCGAGTATAAAAACCTCACCGACATCATCACCCAGTCAAAGCGTATGTACCGCCTGTTTAATGACGGTGCCCGATATCTGGCATCCGCATCTGAGCTGCGCTGGGTGTGGCCGACCGGCGAAGAGTTGCTTTTCCGCTTCGGGAAAGAAGAGAGCGATTACTGGGATTATCACGGCCAGGAATTCCCCTTCATTGGCTTTAACGAGCTGACCAAGCAGCAGTCAGCCGAATTTTACGAAATGATGTTTTCCTGTCGGCGCTCGTCGTTTCGCCCGGAGAACTACCCGCTGCAAGATGGAAGCCTGCTAAAACCGATCCCCCTGGAAACGTTCAGCACAACTAACCCGTTTGGTATAGGTCATACCTGGGTGAAGAAGCGCTTCATTGAGCCTGCTCCGCGTGGAACCATCATTCGCGAAACGCAAAAGGTGTTTAACCCGCAAACCGAGCGTGAAGAGGATGTGACGCTAACTCGTGTAGCCATCCACGGTTCGTTTAAAGAAAACCCATACCTTGACCCGCAGTACATCGCGACGCTGATGTCTATCAAAGACCCAAACCGACGCAAAGCATGGGTTGAAGGTTCATGGGACGTGACCAGTGGCGGTCGATTCGATCACCTGTGGAATGCATCACTGCACGTCATTAAGCCATTCCGCATCCCCGATAGCTGGACGGTTGACCGCTCACATGACTGGGGTGAGTCGAAGCCGTTCTCAAACCTCTGGTGGGCGCGTGCCGATGGTACCGCCGCCGAGTTGCCGGACGGTCGCCAGTTCTGTCCGCCTGCCGGGACGCTAATCCTGATAGGTGAGTGGTACGGTTGCCCGCCTGACGAACTGAACAAAGGCCTGAATATGTCCTCGACAAACGTCGCCAAGGGCGTGGCGTGGATTGATAAGCGGCTGGTGGGGGAAGAGGTTGATGAACCCGACGAGATCAAACTCGACGGCATTACACAGGGCCAGATGCACATCATGCCTGGTATTTGCCGTGAAGTTATACCGGGTCCGGCTGACGGCGCGATATTCAATACTGGCGATAACGAGCTATCCATTGCACAAAAAATGGAAGCCCAGGGCGTTACATGGCTGCCGGCTGACAAAAAGCCCGGTTCGCGCATTAACGGCGCCTCGCTTTTCGCTGACATGCTCGAAGCGGTAATTGAAGGTAAGAAGCTGGAGTCCGGAATGCCTGAGAAACCGGCTTTCTACGTCTTTGATTACTGTCGCGGCTGGATTAGCCGTATCCCGGTGCTCGTTCGTGATGAAAAGAACCCTGACGATGTTGATACGCAGCAGGAAGACCACGACTGGGATGCAACCCGTTATCGTGTATTGCACTCACCAACGAAGGTGGGCGCCATTTTCTTCTAAGGAGCTCATCAGTGAGTGAACAACAAGGCGAGGTTTCATTCCTCGTTAATGCCCTTGCTGATGCTATCGGGCGCCAGCGCATGCAGTACGTAGGGCGTAATGGCAATGTTAAGCGCACGAAACTCTGGGATGAGTTCGGCTATCCGGACACGCTAACCTTCGATAATTTCTATCGTCAGTATCGACGTGGTTCAACGGGATTCTCTGCGGTACATAAGCTGCTTGACGCTTGCTGGGTTGACCGGCCGACCATCATCGACGGTGACGAAGATAGGGAGTCTACAGCCACGACGGCGTGGGAAAAGGCTGTCACCAAGCTGATGAAGAAGCAGTGGGCGAAAATTAAAGATGCTGACCGCCGCAACATGATTGGCAGATATTCGGCGCTGTTGATTCAGGTCCGCGATAGCCGGGACTGGAGCCAGCCGATTGACGTCGATGTCGTGAAAAAGCTCGGCAGCAAAGCGCTGGTGAAACTCATTCCGGCGTGGGAACCTCAAATCAAACCGGGCAATCTGGATATTGATACCTGGTCTGAAACGTATGGCCAGCCGGTTAGCTATCAGTTCAATGAGCAGCCAATCGGTGACGAAGGGACATACAGCAGTCCCCGTTCCGTCCAGGTGCATCCGGACCGCATTATCCTGTTGTGCGAGGGCTCCGAGGACGACAACATTCTTTCCGGTATTCCTCTGCTGGAGGCTGGCTATAACGACCTTCTTGATATCGAGAAAACGAAGGGCGGCAGTGCCGAGGGTTTCCTTAAGAATGCCAGCCGACAACTTGGCATTGCGTTTGAAAAAGAAACCAATATGGAGGCATTGAAAAAGGCGGCTATTGATGCAGGTTTCAAAGACCTTGGGGAAGCACTGAACGACAAGGTAGCGAAGATGAACCGCGGTACCGATGCCGCTCTGGTAATGCAGGCAGGCACGCCTTCTGTCCTCTCGGTCGCTCCCGCCGACCCGACGCCAAGCTGGACGGTATCAGCCAACTCCTTCTCTTCAACAATTCAATGTCCGTTCAACATTATGTTCGGAAAGCAGACGGGCAATCTCGCATCGGAGGAAGATAAGACTGCCTGGGCAAACCGCTGTAACGAACGTCGCTGGGGATTCCTTTCTGACGTTATTACCCGCGTCATTGAGCGGTTCTGGACTGTTGGCATTATTGACCCTCCAGCATCCGGCGAGGTGACACTGGCCTGGTCTGATTTGCTGGCGCCGAGTGAAAAAGAGAAGCTGGCCAACATGGCAGTGATGGCTGACGTGGCAGCGAAAACACAACAGGCCTTTGGTACTCCGGCAGTCGATGAGAGCGAAGTGCGCGCCGTCGGCGAACTGGAACCACGGAAAGAGCCTGAAACGCCAGATCCCAATGCAAAACCAACCGGAAAGGATCCGCTGACCGATGACGACAGTGCTGACCCGAATCGGAACGCCAATAGTACCGCGTAACAAGGCTGACCCGACGCAATCAGGCCGACAGGTCAGCCAGATGTTCAACGATATCGAAGCCCGGTATCTGGACATCAAGCGCCGACTGAAAGTGCTCTTTGCTCAGCGTCTCACCGGGCGCCAGCGCGAAACTAACGGTGAGAAGTCGTGGATGATGTGCAATAACGAGGGTGCGGAGCCGTCGCTGTACCAGGTGAATGCAGGAACCTACATCTATGACATGATGGCGGCACAACTGGCTGACCTGCTGCAGATTGTTCAAACCGTATTGGACGATTCACTGCTCGACGGTGGAAGCCAGAATCTTTGGGCGCTGGAATATGTCTCGTCAGGGTATGAGCGCGGCACGTTGAATGCCTTCACCAATCTCTCGGTGCAGTCCCCGGTCTACGCCAGCCAGACAACGCTGCAGCAACTGCTCTCCAGCCCGGCATATCAGAACCAGATTGCCAGCGCTTACGTAAGCACTTATAGCGACTGGAAGGGGATAAGCGATACAGCAAGAGCCGACCTCGCAAACGTAATAGCCGACTCGATAGGGCGAGGGATTAACCCTCGCGAGACGGCCAGTATCATCAGTAAGCGCCTTGATGTGTCGATGGCTAAGGCCAAAAATATCGCGCAGACGGAGCAGGTCGGCGCGCTGCGGCAGGCACAATGGAATGAAACGGATTGGGCTGCTGATCGCCTTGGGCTGAATACCGGGTTGCTTTGGTTATCAGCGTTAAAACCCACTACTCGCTGGTGGCATGCCGCTGAGCATGGAAAGGTTAAATCGACCGAGTGGGTAAGGGAATTTTACTCACGAGACGGCAATAAGTATCACTGCTACTGCAGCCAAATTCCGGTACTGCTCAACGACGATGGCAGCATATTTAACACCGGACTGGCCGAGAAAATGGCGAAAGAACGTAAGCTGTGGAAATCAGCCGAGGCGGCATGATAAAAGAAGGTTTTGCGGAGGACTAGGACTTATGGCAAAACCTGACGAGCCTTATCGTAAGTTGATAGTTGAGAGCTACTACCCGGCCAGTACATCCGGCAAAAAGGGGAAAGTGCATATTAGGCCTACCCCTGGACAATGGGCGAGCTCGTCTTTGGCTGTTGAGTGCTCAAAAAAACTCTCTGATGTTAAGGCGTATCCAATTGGCAGCCAGTTTGAGATAACCGCTAAGCTTACCGATAGGGAGGATGGCGGAGAGTACATATACAGCTCATTCCGATGGGAATTCAAACAGATCAAATAGGTCGCTGCGGCGGCCTTTTTTTTTGCCTTAAATCCAACCATGAGGACCCGGCATGAAACGCAACCGCGTTAACGTGCTGACCGTCGTCAACTCCGCGTCAAACATCACCACTGAAACCATCGACGGCAAGCCACATATCGTGGTTCGCGGCATCACGCCTGTCGTCGATGATATTGTGATGAACCGGAAGTTGTACCCGGCAGCAGAAATCGAGAAAGCCTATAACACCCTTGAGCGCAATCCGATGCCGCTGGGCCATCCGAAGGTGGACGGTAAGCACGTGTCGGCGCGCGACGTGCGGGCGGTTAACAACTATCACGTCGGGGCATGGCTCCAGAACGTCAACCACAAAGACGGCAAAGTCAGCGGTGATATGTATGTTGACCGCCAGTACGCCGAATCCAGTGAGAAGGGTAAGCGCCTCGTTAACCGACTGGATGAGATGGCAGCCGGTACCAACACTGACCCGATCCACATTTCCACCGGCCTGCTGTATTCCGGTATTGCCGCGAATGGCGAATCGAAGGGCAAGAAGTACAACGAAATCGCCACCAATATGATGTTCGACCATGTAGCTGTGCTGCTTGACGAACCCGGCGCAGGCACGCCAGGCGAAGGCGTTGGGATCTTCGTTAATGCCGAAGGTGAAGAACTTGAAATCGAAGCCGTGAACCTTGCTGATTCCGACTCTCCCGACCTGCAAGACCCTACATTTAAAACCTTTTTCAACCAGCTAAAGGCGTTTTTCAGCGCCAACAGCGACTCAACCCATAAGGAAACAGACCCGATGAAAGAGCTCATCGTCAATGCGCTGAAAGCCAAAGGTAAACCGGTTGACGGTAAAACCGATGCCGAGCTGATGGACGCATATAACCAGATGCTGGCAGAAAACGCCGACAAAAAAGAAGAAACGCCGGAAGAGAAAGCTGCTCGCGAGAAGAAAGAGGCTGACGACAAGAAGGCGAAAGAGCAGGCCAACAACAACCAGGAGGCCCCTGCATGGTTCGCTCCATTCGCCCAGAAGCTGAACGCGATCGAGTCCGGTCTGTCGGTAAACGCCGACAAGGTTAAAAGTGAAATGCGTGCTGCAGTAAAAGCGAAGTTCGGCCTGGACGACCTCGCCGTGAACGCTCTCGACGGCGCGGCTCTGGAAGGCTTCTACGCGCAGTGCCAGACATCAACGGGCCTGAATGGTGCATTCCGCCAGGCGAACAACAACCAATCTTTCAGCGAAATGCCGGAGTAAGAAATGGCTAAAGACGGGAAACATGTAATTCATGCGGGCGGCATTTTTGCCAATCCGCAGTTGCACCGGGAAGGCGCCGCGGCTGCTGATACCAGACCCGGCACTATTGGCTTCTTCGATAACGCGACGAAGAAATTCACAGCATCGGTAGATGGAAATGAAGACGCCATTCTGTATGTGGCCAACTATGACTATCTGCGCTGTAAAACGGTGGATGACACCATTGCCGCGGATGACTGGGTAGTCGCGATGCAACCAACGCCCGGTGTTTTCTTCAACGTCCCTGCGGCGGCCGGCACGTACACGAAAGGTCAGCCGCTTTCAATCGCCAATGGCTTCGTGAAAGCGAAGGCCGCTGGTGAGTCTGTCCGCGCTTATGTCGAAGAGGACCGCGCATACACCATTGCCACCGCAGGCGATCTCCTGCGCGTCGTCATTAAGTAAGGAGCAACGAATGTTTGCATTTTCAACACGACAGGCAACCGAGACCCGAAACCTTGAGGCAAACACGGCTCAGTTTCAGGAGTTGCAGTTTGCCCGTAATGCCAGCGCCCAGGCTGTAGCAGATTTCATTGCCCGCACCCGCGCGCGTGGTGAAGCCGCCAATGCTCCGGTACTGGATGCAGTGAACGCAGTGGATGATATCCGCCGCCTGTATCGCTCTTATGACCAGACCGTGCTGGCTGAATTCCAGCCCAATACCGAATTCACGTTACTCAACGATCTGATGCCTCTTTCCCGCTCTGTACGGTTGGAAGAATCGGTATATGAGTACGCGCGCACGGGTGGTCGTGGTTGGGCTCACACCTCAATGTCCGGCCAGATTGGTGCGGCGCTCGATGCGAAGTCCTATACCTTTGACGGCACGATGGTGCCTATCCACGATTCCGGTTTCAAGTTCAACTGGCGTGATCCGGTGTTCAATAAAGGCTCGGCACTGTCGTCTCTGGCCGACGCCCAGGCTGGCTCAGTCGATGATGTGCGCCGCCAGTACGTGGACTATATCTGGAGCGGTTTCCGCGATGCTGCGGGCAACTTCATTAAGTTTGACGATAAAACCTGGAAAGGCCTGCGTGCTGATGAGCGTGTCGCTCAAATTACGCTGACCTTCAATTTCGCGACCAGTACGGACCCGAAAGCTATTCGCGCCCAGGCCATTGCTCTGCGTGATGTGCTGAAACTGCAGAACTATCAATACGGCGAGCAGACCTGGTACGTTTCCAGCGAAATCATGTCGAACTGGGAACAGTATTTCGATGTGAACTCCCTGCGCACGGTGCTGGAAGAGATTAAGAAGCTCTCCGGCATTAAAGACATCAAAGAAGACGCCAAGCTATCCGGCAATCAGATTCTGGTTGTACCGCTGGGGGCCGGGGTTATCGCTCCGATTGTCGGCCAGGCGTTCGGTACCGTTGCCGATCCTCGCCAGTTCTACAACAGCGACTACGTATGGCGCACATGGGGTGCTGCTGGTCTGATGGTTAAGCAGGACATCAGCGGTCACTTCTCTGTCGTTTACGCCTCGAGCTAAGGAAAACACCTATGGCACTTGTAAAGATACTGGTAGCGAACCTCTTTGCCGGTGCCAGCTTCCAGAAGCTGGAGGCTGGTAAAGTTTATGACGTCGATGATGCGGTTGCTGAGAACTGGATTGCAGCGGGCAAAGCTGAGGCAACGAAAGAAAAGGGCGAGACGCTGATGTTTGAAGTGGCTACTCCCTCGACACCTTTGGTTGCTGAAACCACCGCGTTACAGGAGCAGCTCGATAATGCTCTGACGATGGTCGATCAGTTAAAGGCCGAAGCAACAGCGAAGGATGTTGCTCACGCGGAAGCCCTGGCTGCTGAAACAAAACGCGCAGATGTAGCAGAAGCGGCACTGGCAGAAGCAACCAAGAAGGCGAAATAACCATGGCTGACCCAATCACGGCGGCAGACGTGCAGGCGTTCCTCGGTGAATTGGGTTACTCCATTCCGGGCGCGTTGTTAGATCCGATTCTCTGCGTGGTGAACAAAATCATTCCGTGCCTCAATGGCGCCGGCTATGACGAGTGCACCGCAAAGCTCATCCTGATGTATGCCGCCGCGTTGATGGCAACATCTTCCGGCGCCCGTCGCATCAAATCACAGGGGGCGCCGTCTGGCGCGTCGCGTTCGTTTGATTACGGTACCGACAGCATTACCTGGCTGCGTGACTCTCTAGCGCGACTCGATACCAGCGGCTGTACCAGTGCACTGCCAATCAGCGCCGGTAATAGTGTCGGATTTTTCGATGTGGTGGGAGGCTGCTGATGGCCTGGATATCCGTTAAGCAGCGGCTGCCTCGTTCATTCTCGCGCGTGTGGGTAATCACCGATACCGGGCAGCAAACGACAGCGTACGTCAAATCGGACGGCGAGTGGTTCATTAACTGCCCGCACATCCGGGCGACAGGCGCGGTTGTGCTGCAATGGAGGGAGTAGGCTATGTCGTCGTTAGCCAACTGGTCATACACCGCTAAGGCAACTATCTGGCGAAAGCTTGCCGGGAAAGACGAGAACGGCGATCCGCTGGGTTATGCGGAACCAGAGATCATCTTTTGTGATTATGAGGGTGGTCTTTCGAAGCGCATAGGTAGCCTTGGCGCTGAAATCGTCGTGAAGAATACCGTCTGGACAGAGTTTGCACTGGCAGTAGCAGGGGATTATCTGCTGATCGGCGAATCGACGGAAACGGACCCGGTCAGAGCTGGCGCTGACGAAGTAAGGCAGGTTATCCGTTATGCCGATACTTTTGATCGCCTCGCGGATGACTTCGCGATTATTACAGGAGTCTGATATGGGCGTTAAGGTGAAAGGGATTCAGCAGGCCAAGGATAATCTGAACCGTATCATTGATGACATTCAGGGGAGAAAAGTTGTTCGCGGAATTCAGTCTGCCTTGCTCATCGTTGGCGCCCAGGCGGCGATTTATACTCCTGTAGATACTTCAACCCTTCTCAACAGTCAGTTTCGCGAAGTGATGTTGAACGGAACACGCATCACCGGGCGGGTAGGCTATTCAGCAAACTATGCAGCGTATGTCCACGCTATGCCGGGTAAACTCAAAGGTCAGCCTCGTGCGCACTTCGGTAAAACCAGAGAAGGGCAGGAGTTCGGCGGCGGTACGGGGACTGGCAACTATTGGGACCCGCACGGCGAACCTCAGTTTCTGACGAAGGCAGCCAACGAGACCAGAGACCAGATTGACGCCGTGATGCGCAAGGAGCTGTCGCTATGACACCGATGATGCATGAGCGCGTCCGTAACATGTTCGGTGACGCCGGGCTTACAGACGGTTTCATGGTGCAGAAGCTTTTATACGATGACCCCGGCGACTCGTCGATGGCGGTGATGGTATTCAGGCCAAACGGTGGCTCAGCAATCAGGAATGCGCTGGGCTCTGATTATTACGTCCTGGTCGATGTTGTCGGCGCGAAGGACAAACGCGGCGAGGCGCTTAATGCAGTGCAGCGTATCGTTGATTATGTACAGTCCAATCCCATGGCTGACGACTGCGTCGGCTATATCCAGAACATGGGCGCAATCCCCGCTCCGGTGCTCACAGAAGAAGGGCGAATAGTCTTCCGACTCCAGTTCGCCTGCACCTACGGCGAATAGCCATTCCCAACCAAATAACCCGCTCCGGCGGGTTTTCTTTTATACGTCAAAGAGGAGTTTCACATGGCTGATTGCCAGAACTCAAACGAGCGCCTGTTCGGTGGCGCGGTCGTGCTTGAAGTCGCTGACGGCTGCCCGGATGTCAAACCGCTTGAATCTGAGTGGAAGTCTTTAGCTGCGGGCACGTCGAAGGGTTTCGACTTTAACCCGAACAGCGTGACCAGTGATGCAGATGACGGCGGCGGCTATGTCGAAACCATCATCACCAACAGTGATTTCACTCTCAGCTTTGAGGGTGAGGTTCGCAAAAAGGATAAGCTGGATCAGTACGGCGTTGGCAGGTACATCGCTTATTTTGCTGGTGAGCTTAAGGCCAAGCGTCAGCCCGGTCTGTGGGTGCGCATGGATTATGGCCCGGTTGAGTTTATCGGTTATATGAACATCACGGCGCTGAGCTCTGACGGTGGAACCAACGACATCGTGACGTTTTCTACTGAGTTCAAAGTCGGCGATGCGAGCACTATCGAAGTGAACGAAGTCACCGATATCCCTGTGACTGGCGTGACGCTTACCCCGACAACCAGCACAGGGGCTGCAGGCAGTACCAGCACGTTTACGGTGAATATCGCCCCGGCCGATGCCAGCAACAAAGGCTTCACCATTGCTACGACTGACGCAACGAAAGCCACAGCAACGGCTTCCGGAAATACAGTCACGGTCACCCGTGTTGCGACGGGTACCGCGCAAATCGTCGTTAATACCGTCGACGGCAATAAGGTTGCCACGCACACCGTTACCGTCAGCTAATGGCTATTACAAAGGGTGGCGAGCTGCCCTTGATAATAATCGTTCACGGAATGGCCTATGACAGCATTAAAAGAAATTGGCGAAATCGGCATCAGTGACAGCCGGGAAGGGGGTAAAGATTTCCTGCTGCGCCCCTCATTCGCTGCGATGGCCCGCCTGGGAGAACCGGCCGAGATTGTGAGGATTTACGGCACCGTCAATGGCAGCGATACACAGCAGTTGCTGGTGGCTTGCGCAGGGGCGCTGAGATGCGTTCCCGCCTGGGTGTCGCCGTCTTTTAACCTCCTGTCTGAACGCCTGCTGTCGGCGTCCATGCACGTGATGCAATCCTGCTGCGAAGAAGACCTGACGGCCATTATCGGAGAGTGGAAAGGGTGGTCACGCTATGTCGTGTATCGGCCCGGCATGATTCCGCGCAATGACATAGTTGTGATTGCACAGCAGTTAATGCAGCACGGTGTCGTCGGCAAAGCTAAGGTACGCCGCCTGCAGCGCCACGAATCTGGTGAAACGACGAGCGAGTTCAGGGCGTTCGATTACATCAGCGCCGCGCGCTCGCATTTCGGCATGGGTCGCGATGAGGCTGCTGCGTTGACCATGACAGAGTTTCAGCTCCTGCTGGCCGCCAAATATCCGGATCAAAAAGGGTTCACCAGAGAAGAGTACGACGCGGTGGCCGATGATTATTTGGCTCGGAAAGCTCGACGCATCACCAAAGAAAAACAGAGTCAATAATTTTAATCGCTTAACTGAGGGTTTCTTAGTGGCCTGAGTTCAATAAATCAGATAATGCCGTTGCAACAAATCACTCTTTCATTAAGATGCTTCTGATTGTAATTAGAAGGATAATGTTGATGAAAAAAATAGTAATGATAGCGCTCGGAGTGGCACTTTTAGCTGGCTGCGCCTCCTCTGGTAACCAGCAGTTGAAGAACGAGACTGAAACAAGCGTTCAGACCAAGATTCAGGAAGGCAAGACCACTAAGGCAGAAGTTAAATCTGTTTTCGGTTCTCCCGATAATGTTTCCTACACCGATGGTGGGAATGAGATTTGGAAATATTCTTTCGCGAAGGTAAAAATAAACGGCACCACATTTATTCCGTTCTATGGATTATTTCATAATGGTACCAACGGAACCAAGAAAGAGCTGACAGTCCTATTTAAGGACGATAAGGTTCAAAAATATACAATGGCTGAGTCAGCTATTAATACCAAGTCTGGATGGGCGGATTAAGCCCGCTTTACTTAGAAAGCAAACCTCGCTACGGCGGGGTTTTTTATTGCCCGGAGAAAAGTAAATGACCTCAGAACAGGATGCAGGAAGTATCGTTTACACCGTTAGTGCTGATGTTGAGCCGTTGCTTATTGGGCAGAAGCAGGTCAATGAACGCCTGGATCAAATGGAGAAAAAGTTTGATGCTTCTACGGACGCAATTGGCAGGACAGAGAAATCTATGTCCGGTTTGTCGCGTGTCGCAGTCTCTCTTACTGCTGCATTGTCTGTACAGCAGGTGGCTGAATATGCCGACGCATGGGCTACCGTAAACAACAAACTTTCCAATTCATTGCGCCCCAGCGAGCAGTTAGTCGATGTAACCGAACGCGTTTTTAATATTACTCAGCAAACCAGAAGCAGCCTTGACGCGACAGCATCCCTTTATGCAAGACTCGAAAGAGCAACGCGGCAATATGGCTCCAGCGCGGATGACTTATCCAGACTCACAACAATAATTAACCAGGGGTTTGTTGTCTCCGGAGCCACTGCGCAGGAAGCTGAAAACGCCATCATTCAGTTGTCTCAGGGGCTGGCATCTGGTGCTCTACGTGGTGAAGAATTCAACTCTGTAAACGAACAGGGTAACCGCCTTATTGTTGCTCTCGCTGACTCAATGGGTGTCAGCATCGGGCAAATGCGTAATATGGCGGCGCAGGGTAAGCTGACTACCGATGTCGTTGTGAAGGGGTTGCTTTCGCAGGGTGCCACTATTGGCAATGAATTTGCCAAAACCACAACAACTATCAGCCAGGCTTTGCAGGTTGCAGGAAATAACATCACCAAATTCTTTGGTGAAAACTCTACTGTTAAAGCCGGCGTGGCGGTATTCAACGACTCCGTCATTAGCGTGAGTGAAAACATTTCCTCGTTAAGTTTGGTTTTGACTGCCGCCGCTGCTGTTATGGGGAGTCGTTACGTTGGCGCATTGACGATCGCCACGGCGGAAAAGGTTAAAGCAGCCGCAGCGGCACGAAATCAGGCAGCTGCAGAAATGGCATCCGCACAGGCTACTGCGAACAAAGCGGCTGCTGATCTCCGGGCCGCTACAGTCACTAAAGAACGGGCGCTGGATGAGATTCGTCTTGCTGAAATGATGAAGTTAACGGCCATTAGTGCGACGAATTCTGCCGCTGCCGAGCAACGCCTGTCAGCCGCGAGAATTGCAGCTACTGCTGCTGTAGCTAATTACAACAGGGCGCTAGTGGCAAGCAATGCTGCCCAGACTGCAGCATCTGCTGGTTCCAGCCTTGCAAGCAGAGCGTTGCGGTTAGTCGGTGGTGCTGGTGGCGCAGCCATGCTTGCGGCCAGCGCTATCTTCTACTTTTCCCAGCGAGCAAAAGAAGCAAGAGACGATGCCAATAATCTCGCCGATGGCGTGAACGAGTTGAGCGCCAAATTCCAGACGATGTCTCACATAGAATTGTCAGCTTCCATCGCTAAAATGAGCCAAAGTCTTCCTGAATTAAGTGACGCTGTTGCCGAAGCAAAAAAGGAATTCAATGACGCAACTTATGCCGTCCAATTTCAGCAAAAAGAAATTAATAATTGGGGCACCAATACAACGAGAGGCAGGCAAGCTGCCGAGGCTTTGGGAGGGGCGCAAGATAAACTTTCAATTGCAACATTGAATCTGGAAAGAGCGCAGAACCGGCTTAGCCAGACCCAAAACGCTATTAACATTGGACGCGCTACGCTAAACGGAACTATGAAGCAAGGCATTGATTTGCTTCGGCGCGATGGAGAACAGGCTGGTGTAGCGGCGGGAATGATGAGTCAATTGGGGAATATGATTAATTTTGCTGCCAGAGCAAAAGACAAATTTAACTCCCGCAGTCTTATGGTCGACCGTCCGAAAGATATTCAGGATTATTTAGATAAGCAGCAGGATCAGATAACTCTCCAAAGTGAATTAAACGAGAGAAAACGAGCCCAGTTAAAAGCAGAGCAGGACATCAGGAATCTGGCGGCAAAAGATAATGCATCGCCAGAAGATACCGAAAATTATGTCCGGCTGGCTCGCGAACGAGCTGGTGCAGATTTTGATCTGGAAAAGGCTGAGGAGGCACGAAGAAAGGCGGCAGCAGAAGCTGAGTCGCAGGGTAAAAAATCAGCAAACCAGGCAGAGTCTATCGCCCAGAAACTGGCTAACCTGAAACAGCAGTCAGAACTGGCAGCAGATAGCACTCAGCAATTAAGCCGTGAGCAGGCAATCCTTACCGCTCAGCAGTCACTTGGTAAAGGGGCCACGCAACAACAAATCGCGCTGGCGGGGCAGTATGCCGCGCAAAAATGGGATACTGCTAACGCGCTCAAAGCCCAGGCCGCTGCCGAAAAGCTGCTTCCTGAGACGAAGGAAAACGCGTCCTATAAACAGGATATGCAAGACCTGAAAACGGCTCTGGATGCGAAGAAAATCACGCAACAGCAGTACGACCAGACCAGTGAACAACTGGAACAGCAACACCAGGTGAATCTTGCAAAAATCCGTGCACAGCAGGCAGTGACGCCACTGCAGTCGGCGGCCGGAGAGGTCGATCCTGTGCAGCGCCTGGCAAACCAGCATGCACAGGAACTGGCACTGATCCAGCAGTTTGAGCAGCAGGGTGTACTGACGCATGAGAATGCGCTGGCGCTTCGTAACGCTGCAGATACGCAGTACGAACAGCAGCGCATCGCCGCGCAGTGGGAAATTTATCGTAACCAGAGTCAGGCGAATGAACTATTGGCGTCTTCACTTGAAGGATTGCAAAGTGGTGCGTCGAGTGCGTTAACCGGGCTGATTAACGGTACGCAGAGTTTGCAGGAGGCGTTTGCCAATATTGGTTCAACGATACTTAACAGCGTAATCACCAGCCTTGTTCAGATGGGCATTGAGTGGGTTAAGGCCCAGTTGATGGGACAGGCCGCAGCCGCAGCGTCGCTGGCGTCCACAATGGCCCAAGCTACTGCGGCTGCTTCTGCATGGGCACCCGCTGCAGTCAGCGCATCAATTGCAACGTATGGTAGCGCGGCGGCTGTTGGGCAGGCTGCCTACGCCGGTTCTCTTTTGTCTGCAAAGGGTATGGCGCTTGCGGGTGCCCGTTATAACGGCGGCCCTGTTTCGGCAAACTCAATGTACCGTGTAGGTGAGGGCGGCAAGCCTGAAATCTTCAAAGCCAGCAATGGCAGCCAGTACATGATTCCTGGTGACAATGGACGGGTGATCAGTAATAAGGATATGCAGGGCAATGGCGGTGGTGGTAGCGTCGTTCAGCATATCAGCTTTGAAATCAACACTACCGGAGGCATCGACCAGGCCACTATAAAACAGATGGAATCCATGATGAAGCGGGTTGCTTTGTTCCAGATAAACGATCAGGCAAATCGTCCCAACGGCATGATCCAGCCGAGGAGAAAATAATGCCAGAAACCTTCACATGGTCCCCAGAGAAGGGCTATAGCGTCGAGCGAACGCCAAACGTATCTGTCGTCAAATTGGGTGATGGATACGAACAGCGCCAGACAAAAGGCATCAACCCTTTAATGGATAAGTACTCGTTAACTTTCAAGGGTGTAGACGATGCTAAATGCAATACACAGAACGCAGCTCGACAAGCCGAAGCATTTCTGAAAGCAAGAATGGCCGTCGAGTCGTTTTACTGGACACCATCGGACACGGGAGTGCAGAAACTGTTTGTCTGTCGCTCTTGGAGTATGACCAAAAACGGGCCGCTATACGAACTAACGGCCACATTTGAACAAGTATCACGATAAGGATAAGATCATGACTTTAGAGAAACGAGTTGCAGCGCGGGAAAAGGCTGCCACAACCTTTAAAATCAAAGCTAAACAGGAATTGACTGCCTTGGTTGACGGAATTATTCAGGAGATTTATCAGTCCCCAGTATTCTCGCAGCTTCAAGAAAAGCTTCGTAAAGATTAGGAATGTTTTGAACCCTTTCAGGGTTAAGATTCTCCTTCGTTAACTTGGTTAATCTCTCCCGTAAATCTTTATTAGGATATAATGCATTTATAGAGGTTATTAAGGCCCCGAAAACTAAGCTATTAGCTGTCTTTTGAATGCTTAATTCCTTTTCCAGTTGGTCAATTTTTTCTTGCAAGATGATGTTATCAGACATTTCTTTTCCTTAATCAGAGGTAATCAGCCATCCCTCCTTCCCAGAGTGCGCCAGCATCCCGCCGCTGACGGGCTGAGCCTTCACCATATCCAGGCTTTCGGATATATCACATCCTGATATTTGATCACCTGTTTACCTGGCCGCCGCGTGCGGCCTTTTTTATTGGAGAAATCTGTGCGCGATATTCCACCTGAGCTAATTATCGAAAGCGTTGATGCTGGCGTTGGCGCATTCATCGACCTCTTTGAAGCCGACCTGCAGCCATACGGTGGCGACTTAATTCTCTTCCATTCCGGTACCAATGGCTATTACGGCGACGTTATCTGGAAGGGCTACCAGTACCAGGCCTATCCGATCACCGTTGAAGGGTTCGAGAGTAAAAACGAAGGCACGTACGCGCGCCCACAGATGGCTGTGGCAGACGTTGCAGGGCTCATCGTTGGCATTAACCATGATTTTGGCGACCTGCTGGGCGTGGTGATTACTCGTCGTCAGGTTCCGGTTAAACATCTCGATGCCATAAATTTTCCGAACGGCAACCCGGATGCGGATCCCTCAATGGAAGCGGTATCGCGTTATGTCGTGGAAGAAATGACAGATGAAATCGCCGGTGAACAGGTCATATACACACTGGCGACGCCCATCGACTGCGACAACGCGATTATCCCGGCCCGCACTATTCTTGCAGACGTATGTCAGTGGTCTTATCGCGGCACCGGTTGTAACTATGACGGGCCACCAGTTGCGGATGAGCGTGATAATCCGACGAGCAGTCCTGCACTCGACAAATGTTCACACAGAAAAACGGGCTGTCGGCTGCGCTATCCGCGACCTCAGGTTCTCCCCATCAGTAGTTTCCCCGGATCAGATAAGGTTTCCTGATGCAGCAACTAATTGATTATGCGGCAACGTCACAGGATGAAGTGTGCGCATTGATCATCGATAACGAGCGGATATTTCACTGTCGTAACACTCATCCTCAGCCGGATCAGCATTTTCGTATTGGTGATGATGACTGGCTGGCTGCAGAAGATACAGGCGAGGTCACTGCGATATTTCATTCTCACCCCCGAAATTACCCGGTGCTCTCTGGTGCAGATCGGCAGTACCAGGTTATTACCGGGTTGCCGTGGTGGCTGGCATGCAACGGCATGCTGCGCAAGTTTCGTCCGGTACAACATCTGCTTGGCCGCCGCTTCGAACACGGCGTGACGGACTGCTATACGCTCTTTCGTGATGCATACCATCTTTGCGGCATTGATCTGCCTGATTTTGAACGTACCGATGGCTGGTGGCTGCGCGGCGAAAATCTTTACCTGAAAAACATGCAGGCCAGTGGTTTTCAGCCGGTTGATATCATTACTGCTCAACCTGGCGACGTCATCATCCGTTGCCCATTCCCGGGTGCTGACCCCTGCCACGCGATGATCCTGCTTGAAGGCGGAAAGGTGCTGCATCACGACTGTGCAGGGCACCTCAGCAGGCGCGAAGATTACCGGCTCGCGTATCAGAAGCAAACCCATTCAAACTGGAGGCATGAACTGTGCTCATCTTTAGATTTGCGGGGCATCTCCGCCGACATTTCCGCAAGGTCGTATTGAGCGTCGACACCCCGGCACAGGGAATTCGCTTGCTGCTCGCACAATGTCCGGCTCTGAAAAAGGATTTTTTATCATCGCGTATTCGTCTGCGGGTTGCGGGGAACGATGTTACTGATGAAACGCTGTCTCTTCATCTGGACAGGAGGCTTCCCGACGGCTCGACCGTGTTATTCGTACCGGTCATTGACGGGGCGATAACCGGCACCTTTGCGCTGGTGGCAACGCTGGTCATCGCCGCAGCCTCCGTTGCGTACTCCATTTACATGGCTCGCAACATGAAAAACAAAACATCAGCAGAAGCGGCAGAAACCAACAGCATCACCAACAACTCATTCACCAGCGCAGAGAACCGTGTCGGGCAGGGGCGACCAGTTCCTATATTGTTGGGGGAGATGCTGGTGGGATCTAACGTCATTTCACTGGGTATCGACACGTCAAATAACCAGGACTGGACAGAATCAATTAGCTAAGGTGGAACGAATATGTCCTCAGGTGGCGGCAAGGCTTCAACCCCAAAACTTATCGACGACAATCTCAAATCAAAGCAGTTTTACCGCGTGCTGGACCTGATTAGCGAAGGGCCAATTTTCGGACCGGTTGATCAGTCACATTTGTCATCGTTTCTTCTTAACAAAACCGCCGTTACTGATGCAAATGGCACAGTCAATATTAACGGTGTGAGTGTGGCATGGCGCCCCGGTTCAGAGTTTCAAAGCCCAATTAACGGTTTCTCAGCGATTGAATCCACGCAAATTGTTAATGTTGAAGTGAAGTTTGACACCCCTCTGGTCCGGACTGTTACAGATACAGACGTGACGCGTGTTCGACTTAACCTTGGTGTTACTGGTCTTGTTAAGCAGGATTCGAAGGGGAACCAGGATAACACCACGGTAGTGATGGTGATTGAGACCAGGACGGGAACAGCAGGATATGCCCCTCAGAAAACGGTAACCATCACCGGGAAAATCAGCGGAGAATACCTGGAGGCGCATGTCATTGATGCGCCAGACACAAAACCATTCGATATCCGCGTGCGACGCATCACGCCGGACAGCACGAGCGATCTGCTGACCAATGGTACGATCTGGAACAGTTACAGTGAAATAATCGACGATAACCTCAACTATCCGTTTTCGGCTGTAGCTGGCGCCGTTATAGACAGGGGCCAGTATTCCGATACTCCATCACGTAATTACCACTTACGCGGACTGATTGTTGATGTACCTGATAATTACGATCCCATAGCGAGAACGTACTCAGGATTGTGGCAAGGAGGCTTTAAGCAGGCATGGACCAACAATCCGGCCTGGCTGTTTCGTGAACTCGCGAAAAATGGACGATTTGGGCTCGCCAGGCGCGCAGGCTATATCGATGTGGATGACGGTGCGCTGTATGTCCTGTCGCAATACTGCGATCAACTGGTTAATGACGGGTTCGGTGGACTGGAACCACGCTTCACCCTGAACGCTTATATTACAGAGCAGGCTAGTGCACGCGATATTCTGGATAAAATCGCTGGCATGTTCAGAGGGATCGCGCTATGGGACGGCATGCGACTGACTGTCATGCTGGATGCTCCACAGGACCCCATTGCAACCATCACTAACGCGAATGTGGTTGACGGAAAATTCAACCGCAGCTCTGTAAAACGCTCGGAACAATACAATGCTGTTGTCGTTTCCTGGACCAACCCGGATAACGGATGGGAGCAGGATAAAGAGTACGTTTCTGACGATGAAATGATCGCACGCAGCACTTATAACGAAACCACCATTGAAGCGTTTGGCTGCACTTCGCGCGGTCAGGCCTGGCGTGCCGGGAAATGGCTTTTGGAAACGGCAAAGCGCGAAAGCAGCCGTCTGTCATTTCAAATGGCCCGTGATGCCATCCACTTCACACCGGGTGATGTGGTCGAAATCATGGACAATAAATACGCTGGTACGCGGCTGGGTGGTCGAATCGTTTCCCATTCCGGTGCAAAGATTACCGTTGATGCCGTAGATGCGTCGTTGATTTCTGACGGCGATACGTTGTCGATACTTGGCAGTAACGGAAAGTTTGTGAAATATGAAATCGACAGCGTGTCGGGCAATGTTATTACGCTGAAATCCGTTCCTTCCTGGGTGCGCGACGGTACGGTATTTGCTGTATCAACCCGACAGGTATCTGTTCGCTTATTCCGCATCATGAGCATTGCTGAGACTGACAATAATTCTGTTTACAGCATAACTGCGGCACAGCATGACCCAAATAAACAGGCCATTGTGGACGAGGGGGCTGTATTTGAGATCCCCAATGATACGCTGAATGGGTACCGGGTCCCCAACGTCGAAAACCTGCGCATTATCAACACAAATAGCGAGACTGTTCAGGTAACGGCTACGTGGGAAACGGCCACCACAACGAAAAAGCTGGTGTTCGAACTGTATGTATACGCCGCGAACGGCGCAGTTGTTGCTCAGTTTGAAGCAGAGCAGTTCCGTTACGAGTTCTACGGACTCAACGCCGGGAGCTACACGCTTGGTGTGCGCGGAAGAAATGAAAACGGGATGAAAGGTGCGGAAATGCAGGTCAGTCTGGTTATTGGCGCGCCCATGGCACCTGATTCTGTTCAGTGGATTCCGGGACCGTTACAGGCAACGCTGGTTCCTGTTATGTCGGTGACGGCAACGACAGACACTTCGTTTGAATACTGGTATGCAGGTGAGACGCCGATCCCCCTGACGAATGACATTGAGGACAATACTCAATTCCTCGGGCGCGGTAATCAGTGGACCATTCAGAACCTCAAATTTGACCACACGTATTACGTGTATGTGCGGACACGGAATGCATTCGGCGTTTCTGCGTTTGTTGAAGCATCAGGCAAACCTACTGAGGATTTCAGCGACATTACCGACGCCATTCTGGATGAAATAAAAGACTCGGTGCTTTTCAAAGACATCATCGAAAACGCAGTTGAAACCAGTAAAACTGTTGCTGACCTCGCCACGGCAATTACCCAAAATGCCGACCAACTGGCGGCGGCAGTGGGTGCGAACCGGCAGACGGCAGAGGCCATCATTGGTAATGCCCTGGCCATTGCTGACGTAGTTGTCAGGCAATCTGCACAGAACGGGGCGAACAGTGCAACGTTCACTCAGTTGCGGGAGGTCATCGCCACCGAAACACAGGCCCGCGTTACGGACGTGACGCGCCTGGAGGCGAAAACCGACCAGAATGCGGCACAGGTAACGCAACTCACGCAGGCGCTCTCTGACGAGACGCAGGCCCGCGCGACGGCGGTTGACACGCTGACGGCGCAGACGGAGGACAATGCCGCTAACGTAACCCAGCTTACACAGGCGGTGTCCACCCTCGACAGCGCTACTGCGTCCCGGTTCGACGAACTGTCAGGGAAAACGGCTAATGCGTCTGGTGGGGTGCAAAACACGGCGGTGGCGTTGATTCAGGAGACGCTGGCGCAGGTTAACACCCGGATGACGCTTAGTGCTCAGTACGGCGCAAACAGTGCCGGTATCCAGCGCGTTGATAACGTGATGGTGGACGCGAGCAAAGCTGTCGCTGAGTCGCTGAAAACCCTGGATGCCACGGCTGGCGGCAACGCCAATATCACGGATTTTGCGAAAACGATGTCTGATTTTACGCAGACCTCTGCAACGAAAATCAACTCACTGAGCGTCACGGTAAACGGCCAGGCCGCGGCAATTACCACGAACGCCCAGGCCGTAGCGGATATCAACGGCAACCTGAACGCGATGTACAGCGTCAAAGTCGGCGTGGATGTCAACGGTGTGCAGTACGCGGCAGGGATGGGGCTGGGCGTTCAGAACACTCCTTCAGGCATGCAGTCACAGGTTATTTTCCTTGCTGACCGCTTCGCGGTTATGTCTCAGGCTGGTTCAGCCGTCACGCTGCCGTTTGTTATTCAGAACGGCCAGACGTTTATTCGTGACACGTTTATCCAGGACGGGACCATCACCAATGCGAAAATCGGTGCATATATCCAGTCGAATAACTTTGTGGCAGGTTCTGTTGGGTGGCGGCTGGGTAAAGACGGCACATTTGAAAACAACGGCAGTGTTGCTGGTCAGGGAGGCATGCGACAGACCAACCAGAAAATTAGCGTCAGGGACGCCAATAATGTATTGCGAGTACAGTTTGGGCTTCTGGATGGGGTGTTCTGATGGCTTATGGTATTCAGACATGGGGCGCTAACGGCGTCCCGAATAACTATGGAATTAAACCCGTTTCTGTTATTGGGCGCATCCCTTTGTCAGCGGGGCAGACATCAGGGACATGGAGTTTTACGGTACCCACTGGTTTTAAAGTTGGTTTCATCGTGTCGCTTGATGTTGGATCTGCGAGCGTAGGTCGTCGCATTGTGGCCGCCGGGAATACTATTACTCTGTCGCCAGCCAGTGATGTCGGGACTGGTAATTACCCGGCATCAACCTGTGAATTAGTCGTATTTATGGAGAAGGCGTAATGGCTGATTATGGGGCAATGATTCTGATGGATAATGGCAATCCGTTTGTTACGCCACAATCAACGCCGTTTTGTCTGTACGCCAGAGTCAGCATTAATTCAGCCCAGAATGGATCGGCACATGCTGCATCGACTACGATAGCAATTGACGCATCTTACCCGGCACTGGTTTTTTGCAAAACCACGAATACGGCGCAACCTACCGGCGTCGGGGCGAGCAGGTCAGGGAATAGCATTTTTGTAAACTCAAACAATGCTTACGGACAATCGCACACGCTGACCGCCTATGTTTTCGCAATATTTCCTCAAACCCTTCCGTCATGGGGCTTCGCTATATGGGATGCTGCCGGAAAACTGGTGCTGACAAATGAAAGTAAGGTACTGAGTGACCTGGTGACAGTCGGCACACCAGGTGTAAATGGTGGAATAAATATTGACCAGACGCTGAGCGGTTCATGGGCTGTTGCCCCCGGCATGTTGGGGTCTACAAACATTCAGAACAACTCAACACAACCACCGACCATTATCAATATTACTGCATATTCTGGCGCGCGGTTTGATGGAGCAAACACCCGAATAAATGCCGCGCCTGGCACGACAGCAACGGGTGTCCCTGTCGGGAGCACAAATACAGGAATAGCACTGACGGCGATTAATACAGCCGCCTATGATTAATTGATCGTTTTAATCGATCGTTTATGGATAATTGATCTATTAAATCTATTTTAAAGCGGATTGGTTATTTTGTAATGTGTATATTCACTCTCTTTACGAGAAGTTAAAATGCATAAAATAATTATTTCCTTATCTCTGGTGTTATCTCTGTCTGCATGTTCAGGCATTCTCGAAAAGCAAAATCCCGTCTGCGAAGCAACTGCCAATATAGGTGGGTTGCCACATACCGTACAGATTTACGGGGTGCGCACAGTCGCTAATCAAATTGAATACAGGGCTGGGTATCCATTTAACTGGCAATGGGTGAATAAAAATAATTTCACCGCGTCTACCTGCAAATAAATTTAAATCACATCAAATAAACCCGCTCCGGCGGGTTTTTTTATGCCCGGAGAAAATATGATTTACACAACTGGCACCATAGCCATCAGCGGCAATACGCTGATGGGTACTGGCATGAATTTTACAGCCGCAGGGTCACTGATCCGCGTTGGGTGCACTCTGGTCACTCTGGCAAACCCGGTACAGATATTCCAGATAACGGCAATCAACAGCGCCACCCAGCTCACCGTAACGCCAGCGGCAAACCCGGCAATTGCCGCCGGTACCGCTTACGCGATCCTCCTGAGTGATTCGCTGAGCGTTGACGGACTGGCGCAGAATATCGCTGAGACGCTGACGCTGTATCAAAAAAATATGAGCGGTTTCGCAGACGTGATGAACGGGGCAGGCGACGTCACTATCACGATTAACGGCGTAGCCGTCACGGTTCCCGGCCAGAAGTCGCTGGCAAAAAAAGGGGCGAACTCAGATATCACTTCACTGAACGGGCTAACAACACCGCTCAGCCAGGGGCAGGGCGGGACGGGATTAGCAAACCCATTCGGTACCACCCCCGGATCGTTTTGCCCGGGAAATGATAACCGTCTGAATACAGTTGAAGGCAAAACCGGTGGAACCATCAGCGGTAGTGTTTATTTGAGAGCAGCATCTCCTGTTGTAGCCCCCGCTGCTGGTACAGAAACGGTTACACCGTTAACCAGCGCAGGCTGGAATAGTGGTGTGTATAACGGGGCACAGTTCCTGTTTCACGGTCTGGCTGTCCAGGGCGCGGGGTCTAAGGCGGTCATTGCTATCCAGCCGACGTCGAGTTCAGGTTATACCAGGTATCTGTTTGATCAGTTCGGTTCGGCAACAGCCCCCGGGACGTGGATTTCAAACTCTGACGAGCGTCTGAAAACTCAAATCGAACGCATTGCGGAACCGCTGGAAAAAATGAAGATGATCCGTGGTGTTTCGTGGAAACGTCTGGACGGTGTCTCGCCTGGCATCGGGTTCATTGCTCAGGAGGTCCAGTCCGTATTCCCGGATAATGTGTTCGTGACTGGTGACAGAGAGCTGGAAGACGGCACTGTAATTAAAGATGTGCTCAGCCCTGATACTGCTGGGGTTGCAGCAGCGTTGCATCATGAGGCCATTCTGGCGCTAATGGCTCAGATTGAGGCGTTGACTGCTCGCGTTGCTGAACTGGAGACAAAAAAATCTGATGAGGCCGTTACGTAATCAAAAATTTGATTTTGTATTTCAATATACAGGTCTGCATTACATATCATTTAAATCAATTGGATAGTTGATTTTATAGCACTTAAGTTGTGATTTTTCTCACGATTTTTAACAAACCAATAAAAAAAATGATACACGCACTAAACATGTGGTGTTTTGTGCCGATATTGATGTTTAAGTGAGCTGTGTTTCAAAAGGAATGGATTCCTTTGGGCTATTAATTACGTTTTAAAACAAAAATGATATTTAAAAAATAACCAGGGGTATACG